ATCGCCGCTTTAGCTTCTGCCATGGTTCTAAAGTTAGATGTCCCCTTTCTAATGCTAGTTAGTGTATAAGTTGATGGGCTAGAAACATCAGTCTCAAGCTGATCGCCAACAACGCTAACAATCACCTCACCAGCACCAACGCCAGCAGGCAATTCCCAAGTTGCTTGGTCATCAGGGTTGTGCAAATACTCCTTTTCTGCCGTTATCACCTGCCCTGCAACGCCGTTTAAAACAGCCTCGCGCGGTACGTTTAGCGCTAGAGCGATTGATTTTAAAATATCGGTGATTTCATAGGTGTTTACCTGCTCACCAGCGCTTGATTCTATTTGATCTACTAAAATTTTACCGTATGGCATTAGATTGTACTCCCTAAAATTACATATTCAGAACCGACAGGCACTGTTACCGTAACGCCGTCTGACACTGTTGGATTTATTGATAACGCGTTTTGCCCGGCAGGTATTGCAATATCTGCGTCAATGGTCTGCCCGAACAGTTGTATTGTACCAGATTGTTTAGTGTAACCTGTTGCTGCTAGTTGCCAGCCTTGCTCGTCAAATGGTGTTGAACCGGCCGTTACTGTTTTAGGAAAAGCACCGTTCCACGCATAAAACCCTTCGTTTGCATTGCTATCAAGTGGATCACCTGCGTAGTAAACCGCATCGCTAAGTTTTGTAACCGTACATCCATCTGTAAAATTACCGATCACCTCATAACCTGCCGCAGCAATGGCTGCGGCTTGAGTGTTATCAAAATCGGTTTGCTGTTGTGATATCTGTGTGTCAAATGTCTCCTGATTATCACTGTACTGACTGTCAAACAATACTTGGTTATCTGCAATAACTTGTGGTATTGCTACAGCCGCTTCAGCTTCAACCTCTGCAACGTATGCTGCAATATCAGTTAATGCTTGGTCTTTGGCGCTATCAACCTCTGCAACATCTGCATCGATCTTGTCTGTTGCACCGGTGAGTGTGGCTCTAGTTTTACCGTACTGGTCCACAAATGACGGGGCACCCGACTTAATGAATTCGGTGATAGAGTCCATGTTTCCACCGGACTCTTCCACCTGTTCTAACGTTGGTATAGGCATGTTATATTGTCTCCATATCATCCTTATAATATCGAGAGTCATAATTGATGCTCGATATGGTATTTATTTCTTGTCCGTCATCTAGTTTAAACTCAATCGTTTGAGGTATCAATGCTATCGACTCTCGGAGCTGTTCACTACAGAACGTGTACTTCGTTTTGTCACGGTCATAACCTTCATAAATCGCTTCTGCAGGTGTGGAGGAAAGGACAATTTCAAACTCTGAATCACCCTCAGTACATAATATCAATTCGCTATTATCACCATTGGCACTGGTAAACTGCACGTAATGATCTTCACCATCAATAAAAGCAACAGGTTCAGACAGTTCAACAACAAGACCATTCACTTCAACGATTTCACCATCGTAAATATTATAGCCGTCTGTGTTACCTTTGTGACGAACAAACCGTGTACCATCAGGTGAATCAATACGTTGACCGGGCACTATCACACGGCCAAATTCATCGACATCGAATTCAGCATTAACAACATGGTAAATCTGTTTATTGCGCATCCGTAATGCACGACGATAAGCCTGTAGTTCGGTAATACAACCCGGAAATTCTTGACGATCAGGATTATTGGCCGTTCTGTCTGACGGAATGTAAATGGTGTCTGTAACACCTGTTTCTTCATTGCGATAACTTAGTTCTACACCGTCATATTCTTTAAAGAAAATATCTTCTCTTGTTTCTGACTCTGATATTTTATTTCTACAAGTTATCTGCAGTGAAGATGTTGGTTGTTCCTTTTCGAAGAACGCATCATACACACCGTTTTGCACGTAAGGTATACAGTTCACTACGTTACATATTGTGGTGAACATGTCCTCATAGGACATTTGTGATGTATCAAAATCATAACCGAACCGGATCATTTCAGTCCCACCAAAGTAACCATTTATCTGATCCTTCAGTAACAGCATGTTTTCTGCATTTATTTGTGAAATGTTAAGTCTGCCGCATTTCGGATCTAGTGCTGTATGTATTAATATCTGACTAAAATCATCAGTAGCATAACTTTCATCAGGGCCAAATGTTCCACCGCTGAAGTATTGCGTGATCTTGCGTGTCAAATCCAAGTTTGTTTTACGCTGCTTAATCAATCGACTTTGGCTGTTACTAGGTACAACACAGTGCATTAATGTTACGTCACCAAAATCGACGCCCGGAGGGTTTGGCTCGAACGAATACAATAATGTCCATTCAATTTTATCAACGTTGGATATCCCCGCACCTTTGTCTCTGTCGGTTGTTCTTCTACCGTATACACGGGAACGCTCAAACAGTGCATCAATGTACACGGTTTGATAAACACTACTTGTTACATTGCCGGGGTTTGATGAATAAGCAACTGATGTAATGTTCACAACACCAGTAGGGTCACCATTAATATCTAATTGTTCAACAACGAATTCAACACCTGCATCAATTCGCTTGTATGCTGTACCATCAATTTTGTAAAAACCAGAAGCACTCGTTAAGTTTATGATTATTCGTTCTGCACCCTGATAGATACTTATCGGCCCTATTATGTTATCGAACACTTGGCCGATATCAGGGTTTAGATTTTGAGGCACTGATATCACAAGGTTGGAGTATTCATCCGATCCACTGTCATATGTTTGATACCATGCGTAATCATTTATCTCGCTATCCAAAGTGGTGAACAAAGTGATTAAACTTTGACTGACCACAAGACTATAATCTTCAACTAAAACACCTGAAACAGTACCCCAAGTACCACCAGTAACTGAAATCGTATTGCTCGTTACAGATGTTATTTCATGTTCCCCTGACAGGTCAGTTAGTGTAACTTCATCAAAATCTTTTGATATTGTATCTTTTGTTTGTTGTGGTCGATATAAAGTTGTTGAACCAGTGACCTCAGAACTATAGGTTTCAATCAACTGTAAATCCTGGCCAGTTGTGAAATAGTCCTGTAAATCAACACCCAACTCAGCGATATTATCGAGGGTGAACGTTGCGTTACCTGCTGAACCAACAACAGACCATACAGCATCTTCACCTAGAGTAAGGTCATTAGGTGGTAATAACTCGGAAGCGTTCAAATCATTGGATTCTCTATAAATACCAATCGGTTCATCTATCTCAGTCCCTATTGCTTGCGATGGTGAGCCCTTGCCCGGGTGTGTTCTTGGTTCATAAATACTCACCTGTGAATTAGGAATACTAACGTAAGGAGTGTAACCATCGTAAATATTATCAGTATTGATCTCGTATTTACCTCTACCTACAGCCAATAATAACACTTCAGTTTCTTGGTTGTCTTTACCTATTCTATATGGTACTTGCCACAAAGGAGGGGTGTGTTTAGCCACATGACCAAATACATCATCGATACGCCCGTTGATATTGGGCTCATTATCTGATGCGCCCAACCTGTTAGTTGATGACCCTTGTTTTCTGTTCCCTTCGTTTGGAAGACTGATTTTAGGCGTTAGTGCTATTGCTGCAACAAAAAAAACAGAAGAAATAAGAAGAGCTATCCAAGTTTCAGGACCTTGAGGTATTGTCGAACCGTGAAAAACTTCTATTTCACCCTCAGAAATATCCAAAAAGTAACCGTTAACTGTATCAATTTCTTCACCAAGAACATCACATTTGAAAAATCGAAGGTCGAGTAATTCATCCCTGTTGAAGTCTTTGAGTTTAAGGAAAGAGCTTAAATTATCTACGAAATGTGATTCAAACTCTTTATCTGTTGCTGATTTGAAATATCTGACTGTGACCATTTGTGGAAACTCACTTTTGAATAATATGTTTTAATAGATCCCATGGTCCATTTACATACAGAGCCATGACCTGTGTTTGGTTTAAAGTTATGGTAAACACCATAATCGTGATAAACCCCAATGTGATAACCACCACCCGGATTCATCATTAAAACCAAACAGTGTTCTTCAGGTGATTTAATGTCTGTAAAGTTTTTACGCATCCAAACAAGAAAGGACCTGTCGAACTCATTGACTACAGGTATCGTAACATTCAACTGTTTTTTATACCACTCAGCAACAAAATCAGCACAATTATAGCCGTGTTTCTTGTAATGTTTACCCACCAGCATTACAAGAAACCTTTCAACATAGGTACAAGTGATGTTGTTGCTACAGTACCTGTGGCCTGTGCATTCACGGGTTTCGTGCTTGATGAAATACTGGTACCGACTTCGTTACGGGTTGTTTTGCTTATCTCTGTGCTTATCACCGCAGTTTTCAACTGAGAAATACTCCCATCACGATACATCACATAACCTCGCGATTCGACAACCGGCAGTTCATCACTTTCAGGGTCTCGCAACGCTATCTCACTTGCAATTATGTCATTAACCTGCTGAACATCTATTGTTCGCTCATAAACCATGTCTGCATTACTACTGGCTTGGTTTATTCGCATGGGTGCGTACTCTGCTGTGACCACTTCACTTGTTTCAAGTTCAACATCAATATCATCAGTGAAAGCATGTTGCAAGTGATAGTCTCGACTAAACCAACTGGCTTTAATAGTAATTACTTCAAAAGTATCTTTGATTACCGGTGCATTGGTGTAAATTTCACGTAGCTCATTATCTGTAATTGCCATGTTTATTCCTCGGGCATCGCTTCAACAATGTATTTCAACCCTAAATTGTAATCGTAGAAATCAGAGCCTAACGCCTGATACATCACAAACAGATAATCATCAAGTGCAGTGTTTCTAACGCTAACAATTTCAAGTGTCACAACCAGATCACCATCGACAGCACTTGCGTAACTGTCGTTCCAATCAGAAACAACCTGCACAACATACGGTTCAAGTATAGGTCTATCAGCTCTCAAATGCGCTACGAATCTTTTACCTTCGTTACGCTCAAAAAACAATTTGATAAAGTCTTGTGCTTGTTCTGTTTCTAATCGATATGTAACATCTGCAAGGTATGGTTGATTATAGAACTTTTTACGTTGTCGAGTTAAACCACCTTCAACATTACTTTGTACAATGCCTGTTTTTCTTCGTCTTGAAAAACTATCCACCAGCGGAATAAGAGGTTCACCGCCGAATATTAATTCATCTAACCCTGAAATATCACCTTTAGTTGCCATGGTTAATAGTTCCTTTGTGTATTGTAATTTTTACGCATTGATTTATCTGTCTTGCTCCCTTTTTTATCTACTACAGCAGCAACACCTCTATCGATATTATCATTAAATACTTGCGAGGCTATGACCTTAACAGTATTTTCATCGACCTGCTGTACTTCATGCTGAACACCTGGTGCGTTATTGACAACAGTAACGTTCAGACTAGCACCACCCATCATTTTAGCGGTATCTTCACGCGATGTGACTCTTGCAGGACCCTTCACCATTACACCGTTCACAAGCTCGTTACCGTACTCTGAGACAATACCGCTTTGACCTGCAGGGATATTACCACCTTTATCAAAGGCACCAGCAAAAGTAGTACCCATGATCGCACCAGCATTAGCAGCACCTAACGATGTACCAAATGTCTGCATCGGAATGGCTGCTAAAGGGAACATTTCTGCTAATTTAGCACCTAACGATATACCGTTAATGACTGCCATGGTTGCAGCAAGCGCTTGGCTAGATAAAAACATTAGCTTCTGAAAATTATTCATTTCTGCTGTTTGTGCTTTTACATTCTCAACACCGTTACTTAATAGGTCAACAGTCGATTGCATTGCTGTTTGTGCCATTGATGCTGTTTGAACAGTTGACGCGATTGCACTGATCGCTAACTCTTCTTTAGCTTGATTATGTCGTTGATCTTCAGCTTCAACTAAACGATTCACTTCTGCTTTACTTGCAGCATCTTGCGCCCACGCTTGTTTTTTGGCATCGTTCAGCGTTTTCATTGTTTCTATGTATTTTTGTTCTTCAACTACACGAGGATCTGTTCGCTGCTGAAAGAAAGACACCTGTGCTTTATCAATGTCTTCTAACGCTTTTTTACGAAGGTTGATTTCTGTTTGTATTTGCCCCATCAAGAACGAGAAATCTTCATCTTTAGCTGTTGCTTTTTTACCTTTAGGTTTTTTATCTTTAGGTTTTTTGGGTGTTATTTCACCAGCAATTATTTTCTGAAGTTTTTCAACTTGCTTTGCCGCATCTTTGGCATTTTCTGATGTTTGCAAAAAAGTCAAAGCGGTGTTGGCCAACTTACGGTTCATACCTCCTGTTTCTTTGCTTATCTCGGTAACTTTTTCAGCTACAGCACCGAAAGCACCTTTCTGTACCAATTGATTTATCTCGTGGTACTGACCTACTGTGATACCGAGTTCTTTAGACTGTTTTTCAATTGCTTTGGTACGTCTTGTATTAGCAAGAGTAACAGCCTGTTGCATTTCTTTAGACAGTTTACCGCTGGTTTTGATTGTGGCATTTAATCCGAAATATTCTTTACCTAGGGCACCGAGACTATCCCTTGCTGCTTTCATCTGGTCTTTAGCTGCAAACTTAGCTTGTTGAGCAGTGAGAATAGCCAAGTCTTTGTTCTTAGCAAATAGTTTTCTGTATGACTCTGTTAGGTCATCTGCTGCTACTTCACCATCCTGGAATACACCATTAAGAATTTTCTGTGCTTCGGCTAACTCTTTAAGTGATTTCTTACCTGTGATCATCTTGACAGCAAGACCACCAACAGCACCACCAACAGCAATTAAGGCACCAATGACAGCACCACCGGGACCAAAGGCAGACGCAAATTGTGAGCCCTGTTGACTTAATACCGTCCACGCGCTTGTACCCATCTGAAGCTGTACAGTCGTATCTTGAAGTTGCCACCCTGCGTTTTGCATGATGCCTCGGAAATTACGCATTGATCCACTTGTTTTTCCGGTGGCTACTCGCTGTGCTTGAAGTTGGGTAATTAACCTGGCAATTTCATCTTTTTGTTCTTTGGTTGCGTTGGCGCCAAGACGCATTTGAGCCGCATACACTTCTTGAGCATCATCACTGAGTGATGACATGTGTATTTGTTGTTTTAATTGGTTCGTAAGTCTGTTGTGCTGCGTCACTAACCTGTTAGCTGCTGTGAAGTTTTTTTGCGCCTGTGCACGTGCTTCTTTCATCGACAGAGAGGTTTTAGCTGTGACGGTAGCATTATCACCTAACGAATCGTTAAGTTGCTCCACGGCGGCATCAGTGCCTTTGATTGAACGAGTGAATTCAACAACTTTACCTTTGGCATCATCACCCTTCCAGACAATTTTTACCGTCTGTATTCTTTGTTCACTCATTTCATCAACCTTTTGTTAATTGAAGCCTGTAATGTATCAGCAAAAACGCTTTCTTGTTCAGCTAATGTAGCATAATACGCATTACTCATGAAAGGCACACCTGCTTGATAAGCACCGTTTTTAGGTGAATAACCGAACTCAGCCCAGTACGCTAATTGTGGAGCTTTAATTTTTTCTTTAGTTGCCCCGTTCTTTTTTACAATAGGAACATCATAGCCGTGTTTGGCTGTCACACTGTCGATAAGAAATACACCTGCCATGCCAACTATGTCGATCTTGTTGTCACCGTATTCAGTGTTATAACCTATGGAGTCATAAACATAATCACCGACATGGCCCCAAGGGACCATAGATGCCCAATTAGTCTTGATTGCAGATTCAAACAATTCCATCTGTGCATCTGCGGCTTCTTTTATTGCTTCGGGGAAATCTTCAGCAAGTTTTAGCAGGTCATTAACTAAGTCACCTAAATCTGATTCAACTGTGATCCTCGTTTTAGCCATAGTTTAGTTCCATAATTCTCTGAATGATTTTTTACACTCGTTAACATCTACGTGTTCTTGCTTAACTGCTGGTTTATCCTGGTTATCATCGATACTGAAATACAAAGACCAGTGTTCAAGTTCAGATGCAGGAAATTGCATCACCTCAAACACTGGTCTACGAAGAAACTGGCAGATACGTTTAATTAAAAGCGCATGACCATCATTTAAGATTCGTTTTTTTTTCCTTCAAGGTCATCAGATAAATTAATAGGGTTTAATTCACCGACCATAGGATAAAGACTATCC